AGTTTTCTGTGTCTGAACCTCTTGAAGTCCTGGAAATCGGTACAGGCTTTATGATGATTAAACGTGAAGTTTTTCCTAAGTTTGAAGAAGCATATCCTCAACTGCGTTACAAACCAGACCACGTTGGACAAGCACACTTTGACGGCACACGTTACATTCATGCATACTTCGATACTATCATTGATAGTGCAGATTCTGCAACTGGTGGCGGCACGGATCGTTACTTGTCTGAAGATTACATGTTCTGTCAACTCTGGCGCAAACTAGGCGGTCAAATTTGGCTTTGCCCTTGGATGCGTACTGATCACATTGGCACTTATCACTTCAAGGGTGACATGCCTGCTGTAGCGAATTTCGTTGGAGAAATGTGATGATTGTTGGCCTTCTTGGATTTATTGGTTCAGGTAAAGGCACAGCTGGTGACATTCTTAAAGACCTAGGCTTTACTCCTTTGAGTTTCGCAAAAGGTGTTAAGGATGTTGCTGCTGAAATGTTTGGTTGGCCAAGGCATCTTCTAGAAGGTGACACAGAAGTTTCTCGCAACTGGAGAGAACAACCTGATGAATTTTGGTCCAAAGAATTTGGAAAACAATTCACACCCAGATTCGCACTACAGTTGATGGGTACAGAAGTTGGACGAGATATATTTCACCAAGACTTTTGGGTTATTAAAATGAAGAAATATATCATGGAAAACCCAGAACAAAACTTTGTTATTACTGATGTTCGTTTTAGGAATGAAATGCAATTCGTGCATGATCAAGGTGGTATTTTAATTGAAATACAAAGAGGCATTAAACCACATTGGTATGGGATTGCAAGTAAAGCAAACCGAGGAGACAACGCAGCGGAAAACTTTATGTTGAATCAATCCGGTGTACACGAATCCGAATGGCGTTGGATTGGAGGTTCTATTGACCATTTCATTGATAATGAAGGTACACTGGAAGACTTGAAGAAAAATATGATTAAAAAGCTTGAACTTTCCTATGGTTCTAGTACAATTGAAGAATTGCAATAAGGAGTATATTATGAAATTATCGAACGAAACACTAACAGTGTTGAAAAACTTTGCTGGCATCAATTCTGGCATCGAATTTAAAACAGGCAATAAGATTGCAACCATTTCATCCACCAAAACGGTTCTTGCGAAAGCAACCCTACCTGATGAATTCCCGCAAGACTTTTGCATCTATGATCTGAATCAATTCTTGTCAGTATTTTCTCTTAACAAAGATACTGAATTGGACTTTGATAGTCAACATGTCATCTTTAAAGCTGGTCGTAGTAAAACTAAGTATCGTACTACGGTCAAAACAATGATTGTTTCTCCGCCAGATAAAGAACTGAAACTGCCAACGGTTGATGGTGAATTTCAATTGAAAGATGAAGACTTGGCTCAGGCACTGAAGAATGCAGCTGTTCTCGGTTCTTCACACATCTCATTTGAATCTGATGGTTCTAAAGTTGTCGTTTCTACATTCGACGCTAAGGATGATTCTGCACACACAAACACCATTGAGATCGGTGAGATCAACAATGGAAAAGTTTTCAAGGCAGTCTTTCTTGCTGAAAACTTTAAGATGATTCCCGGTTCTTATAGTGTTGAGGTGTCGTCACAAGGCCTTGCTTCATTCAAGAATGAGAAAGGCGACTTGCAGTATTGGATTGCAATCGAAGCCAAAGAATCTAAATTTGGAGAATAACATGTTGATTTATTTTACCGATGCAATGACTCAAAAATCAATCGCAATCAATCCCACTCATGTTATTGCTGCGTTGGAATCTCCAAACAATGAAGAAATTCCAGGAAATACTGTTGTTAATTTGATTACAGGTACTGTTGCTCTGGAAGAAAAACTGTTGTATGTTGTTGGTATGATCAATGGAGAACTTAGACAATGACTAAAGTAAATACACTTTTTGGTTCGTATGATGACGAACAACTGAAAAAACTAAAAGGTTATGTTGATGAGATGGTTCTACATATGAACCGCACTCAAGCCAATGGTGAAGCAATCAAAGATATCGTTGATGCCGCAAATGAAGAACTAAAAGTTCCTAAGAAAATCATCAAACGTATGGCAAAGACTCAATTCAAACAATCTTTCCACACAGAGGTTGCAGAGTCTAAAGAGTTTGAAGCACTATTTGAATCGATGTTGGATGTGAAGTGAACAATATTTACGCATCAAGTTCGAATTTAAAATTCTACCAAGCACCAGCAGCAGTTGGTTATTGGTGTCTTTCGCCGAACTTTTTCGTAGGTATGACAAAGAAACCCAATTGGTTTCACAGAAAAATGGTCACTCTTGTTTTTGGATGGGAGTGGCGCGATGAACTTTAATTATATTATGGAGAATTTGAATGAACGAACACATGTTGTGGGTGGAGAAGTATCGTCCTAAGACTATCGAGGAGTGTATTCTTCCTGATGCTCTGAAAAAGACATTTCAGGACTTTGTAAATCAGAAGAAGATTCCCAACCTTCTTATGGCTGGCACCGCAGGTGTCGGTAAAACTACTGTTGCAAGAGCTCTCTGTGAAGAGATTGGTTGCGACTATATCATTATCAACGGTTCTGATGAGTCTGGAATCGATGTTCTACGTAACAAAATCAAGAACTATGCCTCCTCAATGTCCTTGTCTGGTGGACGCAAAGTTGTTATTCTAGACGAAGCGGACTATCTAAATCCAAATTCAACGCAACCTGCGCTGCGTGGTGCAATCGAAGAGTTTGCATCCAACTGTTCCTTCATCTTTACCTGCAATTACAAGAATCGGATTATCGATCCTATTCATTCTCGTTGTACGGTAATTGACTTCAAAGCCAATGGCAGCAAAGCCAAGATGGCCGGCCAGTTCTTTAAACGTGTTGAAAACATTCTTCAAACTGAAGGCATCACCTATGAAAAAGAAGTTGTTGCATCCGTTATCACTAAACACTTTCCAGACAATCGTCGAATTCTAAACGAACTTCAAAGATACGCTGCTGGTGGTACCATCGACAAAGGTATTCTTGCATCGGTTTCCGAAATTCGTATGACTGAACTCGTTACTGCACTCAAAGATAAAGACTTTGCATCGTGCCGTAAGTGGGTCACAAACAACTTGGACAATGATCCGACACGCATTTTCAGAAACATCTATGATGGTTTGTATGGTGTGTTGGAAGCAAATTCTGTGCCTCAGATGGTTGTGATTCTTGCGAAGTATCAGTATCAAGCCGCATTCGTTGCAGACCACGAAATTAACCTGATTGCCTGTCTGACGGAAATCATGGTTGAGTGTGTGTTCAAATGAGCCCGTTCGACTATGTAGACCTGGTTCTTCACAAGAAAAAGGCAGAAGAAGAACTAGATTTCAAGGATTACGCTCCCTTTATTGTCAATCGGTCTTTGTCTTATCACCTAGATTGTGTTCCTTACGTCAGTGAGATGAATCTCTGGCCAGGTACCGACAAAGATATGCAATACCAGTATTTTCTAAATAACATTAGACCCATGAAGCGTAAGTTCGCTCCGTGGCAAAAGTCTAAAAAAGATGAGAATATTGATTGTGTAAAAGCCTATTTTGGTTATTCGAATCAAAAAGCCAAAGAGGCTTTGCGTATTCTCACCGATGAACAAATTTCTGAAATAAAAATAAAAACAGATAAGGGCGGGTGAAATGAATGACGTTAGAAATCTGATAGAAGTAACTTTAAAAGAAAAAGATGATTTTCTGAAGGTGCGAGAAACCCTCACCCGCATAGGTGTTGCATCGAAAAAAGATAAGACTTTATACCAATCTTGCCACATATTGCACAAACGTGGTCAATATTATGTGGTACATTTCAAAGAACTATTTGCCCTAGACGGAAAAGAAACCGATATTACCGATAACGATTTGTCGCGTAGAAATGCGATTGTCAATTTGTTGGAGGACTGGGGTCTTTTAAAAATAGTCAACAAAGAACAAACCAAAACTCCAGAACCAATCTTTCTTTCTCAAGTGAAGATCATTTCACATAAAGAAAAGAACGAATGGCAATTGGTACCAAAATACAATATTGGTAAACGTTCAAATAATTCTTGACATCCGATATAAATAAGTTTATAATCTCAGTCCCATCGGGATGGGAAACTACCATGCCTGTGAAGGGTAGTAAAAGATCCACAGGTGCCAATAATGCCCACCTTAGGGCCTGTTTGATGCTACGGTAAAAGGCGTCCGTGTAATTACACCTCCGACACGCAAGTTCGGACCAGTATAAGGTAAGCTGGATTAACCGCAACGCCTTCGGGGTTGCAAATTTTATACTCGCTTAATAGGAGAACTATATGACAAATCTCACCTCAAGTCTTTTCGACTTCCACAAATTTGACCCTTTCGCTGTTGGTTACGACAAAATGTTCGATGACCTGCAAGAAATGGCAAAGACTGTGACCAAGAATCTTCCTTCTTATCCTCCATACAACATTCGCCAAGTCAAAGATAACAAATGGGTTATCGAAATGGCAGTTGCTGGTTTTGCAAAATCCGACATTGAAGTTACCATGGAAGGTAACAAACTGGTTATCAAAGGTGCAACCCAGGACAGTGAACCAGAAGAAGGTACATTCCTACACAAAGGCATTGCTACCCGCAATTTCACCCGTGAATTCAAACTCGCGGATAAAATTGAAATTGAAAATGCCGAACTTGCTAATGGCATGTTGAAAATTTGGTTGGAAAACCTGGTTAAAACACAAGACATGGTAAAGAAAATTGCCGTGAAAAGTAAGGACTAAAAATGTTTTTGAAACAACTGTTACAAGTTATTTTGGAAATAATCCAAAAAATTAAAGAACATAAGTCCGGACCACGTATAAGAGGTAGTTAATACCTAAAACCAAATAGGGGGTCTTGACAGACCCTCTTTTTACATGTATAATCTTATTATGAAAACGCAAAAAAAATCTATTCTCAAAAAAGTTCGTGTAAAAATCTCTCTTGAGGAGTTCTACACATTTTCTGATTGGCCATCAAAAGAAATTGATGGTGTGGAATTTATTGCTGTGAACAAACGTCTTCCTGCCGGCAATGATACACAAGTCATTCATTGGTTGCGTAAAGACAGTGTAGAATATATCAAATAATAATTGCGCCTGTAGCTCAATGGTTAGAGCAGCGGACTCATAATCCGTTGGTTAGGGGTTCAAGTCCCTTCGGGCGCACCATTTTAAAAGGAAAAACATGTCTGTCACACTAAAAAACTTAGAGAGTGCATTGGCTGGTGAGTCAATGGCACATATCAAATATCGATACTTTGCTAAGATTGCTCGTGAAGAGGGATTTGAAGATGTTGCAAAACACTTTGAACATACCGCTGATCAAGAAATCAAACATGCATGGGGTCACCTAGAACTGTTGATTGGTAAGCCTTCTACTAAAGAATGCCTACAGAAAGCAATCGATGGTGAAACTTATGAGTATACAGAAATGTATCCACAGTTTGAAGCCATTGCAGTAAAAGAAAAAGACATTGAAGCTGAAAAAGAAATGCGTAGTCAGATTGAAGAATCTTTTGAACACGCAGAAGCATTTAAGGCTGTGTTATCTAAAGCTGAAAAACGTTTTGCTGCTTTGAAGAAGGTTGAAGAACGTCACGCAAATGCATATAAAAAAGTAATGGAGGCACTATGAAACCCGATTATGTTTGTGTAGTTTGTGGCCACGTCCACGATGAAGAAACTGAAGGCAAGTGGGAAGAACTATCTGAAGATTTTACTTGTCCAGAATGCGGTGTTGGTAAAGAAGAATATGAGGTTCTATGATTGATTGTATGATTATTGGTGATAGCATTGCAGTTGGTACAGCGGTGTATCGACCCGAGTGTGTTAGTTACTCTAAAGGTGGCATCAACACTTGGCAATGGAATAAAATGTATGGTGATAAAGACTTGAGTGCAAACACAGTTATTATCAGTCTTGCAACTAATGATCATAAACATATCAAAACAGAAAAAGAGTTGTTGACCATGAGATCCAAAGTGAAAGCATCAAAAGTATTTTGGATTCTTCCTGTAGGCAACTTACCCAAAAGTGAAGTGTCTATAGGACAAATACAACGCATCGTCACAGATGTTGCTAAAAAAAATGGTGATGTAGTTTTACCTATCACCAGAGTTCAATCTGATAAAATTCATCCAAGTTGGGATGGTTATAAAGAACTTGCAGGGAAAACAAAGTGAAACAAAAATTTCGTGATGCGTATATGAAAACGGCCGAGGTGTTCGCAGAACTGTCCTCGGCCCGTAGACTTCATGTTGGTGCGATTGTCGTAAAAGATGATCGCATCATTTCTATTGGATACAACGGAATGCCAGCTGGTTGGGATAACGATTGTGAAGACAAAGTTTGGGATAGTGGTGCGGGCGGCTGGCTTGATCCTGAAGAGATTGAGTCCAAGTATCCTTACGAAGGATGGCACGAAGGTGCTCAACGTAATGTTCGTTATGGTTTAAAAACTAAACCTGAGGTTCTCCATGCGGAAACAAACGCTATCGCCAAATTGGCAAAATCGACTGAATCTGGTGACGGCGCTTCTATCTTCATTACTCATGCACCTTGTCTTGATTGTGCCAAACTTGTTTTTCAAAGTGGTATCAATTCTGTGTATTATCGGAATAGTTATCGTACTGATGATGGCCTTAGATTCCTGGAGAAAGCGGGAGTTAAAGTAGAAAAAATCTAGTTGATAAATATATGTGGATAATAGTGTCTGGAAAATGGAGATTCTTTTATGCAGGTACAAATATTAAACTGTCCAGATAAAGACTTCAAACCTTTCGTTTATAGGGCTGCCCAATTTTACGCAAAAGAACTTATACCAAATACTAGAATACGAAATAATTGTCTAACCGAAATACATTTCGATAGTAAGTTAGATGATTATGGTTTTGCAAGTGTTGAAGACTATAACAGTAGAAAACAACCCAGACATTTTATTATTGAATTGAATCCACTGATAGGTTCCAGAAGAATATTAGAGACACTTGCACATGAAATGGTGCATGTAAAACAATATATTTTTGGTGAAACCAATGATACCTTAACTAAATGGCGCAATACCAAGATAGATCCGGACAAAATAGATTATTGGATTCAACCGTGGGAAATAGATGCTTATGGTCGTGAAACTGGGTTACTAACAAAATTTGTAGTATCAGAACACTTGTGGGAAATATTTGATGATTTTGTTGATCCTTCCGCACCAATAATAGAAAAACCAATTGCCTGGAAAAGATAATGTCTCATGTTCATTGGGGTGATAAAACCTATGGTGCAGATAAAATTGAGGTGTTTCAGTGGAATGAAGGTGCCGTATGCAAAATAGGAAAATATTGCTCAGTAGCCGACAGAGTAAAAGTCTTTTTAGGTGGTGACCATAAAGTAAACTGGATAAGCACCTTCCCACACAGAAGTCAAACAGGCACAAAAGGTGATATTAATATAGGTAATGATGTATGGTTAAGTCATGGTGTTACCATAATGTCTGGTGTAACAATAGGTGATGGTGCAGTTATTGCTGCTAATTCACATATTGTAAAGAACGTTGAACCGTACACAGTTGTCGGTGGAAATCCCGCAAAATATATCAAACACAGATTTGAAGGTCGAATCATAGATTTGTTATTAGAATTAAAATGGTGGGATTTGGATGAAAAATCAATTTCTGAAATGCATGATGTGTTATGTTCAGAACCAAATTATGAATCTTTATTGGATCTTGTGAACAAACATAGAAGAAAATAATTTTTATAAATCGCTTGACAAAAATAAAAAACGCCTATATAATACAAACATTGTTAATTTTTTTAGGAAGAATCGTGTCCCTCATACATAAACCCTTTAGATCGCAGCCAGAGTATCGCACAATTAATTGTGGTGATGCGTCATGGCCGACCGGGTTTTGTGGTAAAAAGGATTCATAAGAACTAAGTTCTAAAAAAAGACTCTAAACACAAGACCCTTAGACTAAAACTCTAAGGGTTTTTTGTTTGGTGTTGCGATAAAACAACACTGCTGTTGACAGGTCATTGAATCTGTCATACAATACACTTTGTTCTTTAAAAATTTATAGAGTTATTATTTGTAGCTCATTCGCCAAGTTGGTCTAAGGCATCGGATTTTGATTCCGACATTCCGAGGTTCGAATCCTTGATGGGCTGCCATATAAAAACACACTACCTTTACGGCTTGCCGATAGGTCTTCGGAACTAAACAGTGTGTTTCTATATGGTTTATTGGAAGCGTGGCAGAGCCCGGTTTATTGCAGCAGTCTTGAAAACTGCCGACCCAGAGATGGGTCCGTGAGTTCGAATCTCACCGCTTCCACCAGTTAGGAGAACGGGCAGGATGGTAATGCAGCGGATTGCTAATCCGTAGATCGTAGAAATACGGTCATAGGGTTCGACTCCCTAGTTCTCCACCAAATTCACCCCTGTAGTTTAATGGTAAAACGGCGGATTTATATCCCGTAAGCAACAGATAATTGGTTCATCAGGGTTCGACTCCCTGCGGGGGTACCAAATTTATGTGGGTGTGACCCGAAAGGCTAGGGAACGGATTGCAAATCCGTTTTATGCAGGTTCGATTCCTGTCACCCACTCCAAGTTGTGTTGTATTTGTACAACAACTGGTTGACAAAGATGCCAGTTCGTATATAATACACACTTGTTCTTTAAAAATTAATGCGAGTGTGGTGAAATAGGTAGACACAAGAGACTTAAAATCTCTCGCTTCGGCGTGCCGGTTCGATTCCGGCCACTCGTACCAAACAAGAGTACAGGCTCTTTATAAATCCTGTCTTTGTGTAGAACCGAGCAATGCTCCTGCTTGTATAAGCATCGGTTCATATGCACCTATCGTCTATCGGTTAGGACACCGCCCTTTCACGGCGGGAAGAGGAGTTCGATTCTCCTTAGGTGTACCATTTGTTTAGTGTTATCAAGGTATCGTTATAGGACGCTATGACTACTCGACAGTACGGGTGCGACCAACACTGTCTGATATAACTGCTAGTCGCTTGTCAGTGTTAGCTACATTGTTGACAAATAGGCACGATAACACTAAACAAATGGTAGTTTGGAGGTATAACTTAGTGGTAAAGTAGTAGGCTTTTAACCTATTAACCAGAGTTCGATTCTCTGTACCTCTACCAAAAAAATTGGAGGTGCCGCCGTAATGGTATGGCAGGAGACTGTAAATCTTCCGACTTCGGTCACAATAGGTTCGATCCCTATCACCTCCACCAATTTAAAAGGAGATTACTATGTTAATTTCAGAAATATCAAGTTTAATCAGCTGGGCTGGTGATACAAGAAACACAGTAGTTAGAGAAACTATCAAATATGATAGAGGTAATGATGTAACAGTTGTAAGAGTTCTAAGTGAAAAATTTGAACAAACATATGATGAAAAAGGAAAAGAAACTTCCTTAAATGATAAAGGAACGAATGTAGACATTCGTGCATAAGATTAGGTCTCAAAGTGTTCATGGACGCACGTTGGCTTGTCACGCCAAAAGAAGGGGATCGTTACCCCTTGGGACCGCCAGAACGTGCCATCTAATCAATGGCTAGTCTGACCCGGACGATGAGAAGTGGTTTGATAACCACGGGTGGTAGTCTTTAAACCGAAAGGCCGCTGGCAATGCGAGAACGGTCCCTGTCGGGAAGCGGGTGGAAGGTGTGTGAGATTTGCGGGGCAACCCAAGAGATGATACACTACAATTACCGCCGAGGGATGCAGAGCATTTTTAGTGTGATATATAATACAGAATTCAATTCCCCATGAGCAATCTAGGTGAAGGCAGCGGACTGTTAATCCGTGAAGCGTGGTTCGAATCCAC